AAGAGTTAAAGAAAGTCGGCTTGTGATTCTTGAAAATTTCGCTGTGTCGTTCTTTATCCATTGCCTGATAACTCTTAAAACTGTCTTTGTGATCACTCATTTTGTAATTCCTTACGCAACCAAGAACCTATTGCTTTTCTAATGAGACAAATCGCATTTCACCCGCATCAATAAAGGATTTTACATTATTACGGTTTTTGACACCAAACGTCGCTAAGTTGAAGTTTTCTATTTCTATTTTTGCTATTACTTTTTTATAATCATCCCCGTATAGCATTTTTCTTCGTCCTTCTAATGCTTTATCGCTTCCAAAATGCTTTTCAACAGCCGTATCACTTATCTTTTGCCACTCTTTATTCGTCATCTTCTTCGCTCTCATCTTCAAACGGATTGGCTACCTCTTCAAGTTTCCGTAATCTTTGTATGCGTTCTAACTCTTTAATCGCTGCCTTTTCGTTCATATCCGGATTGTCATCCATTAATGACTGTACTGCTGACCATATACCCTGTTGGGTTTTTAAAGCTCTTACCTTCGCTTTCTCTTCCGGTGACTGTATAAAGGAAACCTCTGCGTAATCTATTGTGAAGTCTATGTCTTCGGGAAAAACAATACCGATACCTTCCGCTGTCTTACATATTACTTTTAATAAACGCTTAATTGATTTGGTGTAATGCTTCCGGAGCGTATCGGTATATTCCAGTAGATCCTGCTTGCTTATAAACGCATGATAACCGGAGCTGAATTTTTCGCCTGATGTAAATATTGAAGGTGACAGTTTATTGGCTGATGCAACCTGTTCTTTTGAACTGAGTATAAGTTTAGCTTCTGTTTCTATTGGTGCGTTAGGATTTATATATCCTGCATCACCCTGATTTCCAGTGTCTTTATCAGCAGGAATAGCTGTAACAAAACTCCAACCTGATTTAACCTCTTGCCCTTCCGGATAGCCTCGTAATACTAACATAGGTATATTCATATTGCGGGATATGTTCCAAGCTGTTTTAAGTAGGTCTATTTCAAGGTTTTCATCGACTGTATAATTATGTTTATCATTCCAAAAGGTTTGTTTAGGTGTGTAATTGCGGAACATTGTTATAGGATTATAACCGTATTGTATTTGGTTATCCAATTTGACAAGGTCTGCTTTTACGCCCGTACTGTCGTCTATCCTTAACTCGTACTTTTCGCCCGCATCATTCCACATATTGTAGATAATAACTTCTTTTGCTGTATCCGGTGAATCCGTGTCAGTACCTATCGAATAATAAAACTCTTCCGCTTCTGTAGGATTGCCGTCTTTCTGCTTAACAAACGCACCATCAGGAGTTATAATATCGAGTATTATTGTTTGTTCCCCGTCAACAGTCACTATTTGAGGTAATAAAGCCGTATCACGATTAAGATTTGTCTGTTTCTCCGTCTCGTGCAAATTAGCATCTAAATCTATATCTTTAAGAATCTTTTGGAAAGCCTTTTGCTGCGTTTCCGATAATTCTTCACCTTTACTGTTCGTGATTGTTATTTTAGCAGGTTTTTTTAGTAAGGTTGACTTCTCGGTAATAATAACCTCAGTAAGATTGTCATAGCGCTTGTATTTCTTCACGAATGTTGCAGGAGTTATGCCACTTTCGTATTTAGAAGAATTATCAAACCTCGACTCAATTCCTGCTTCGATATACGGATAGTGGTTGTTGTCGAAGAAATCTATATTACGGGTTGCTCTTGCCCGGCGCTGTCTGTCCTCTTTCCACTTAGCCTGTTTTAATGCTGTTATTACTTCTAACATTAGTGTCTCCATTTATTCTGTTTTCTTATTGGATATAAATAATTAATCATATAACCTAATGCAGAGGATATATGCACAAGCCCGTCTTTTTCTTGTGCTTTATTCTCAGTTCCGTCCATCTCTCGCTCGACCTTGTTGAAATCCTCTATTGTGCGAGGGCAAGTCTTAGGATTAATAAAATATTTAGCTTCACCATCCATCGGCATCATCCGACTATTAACAGCGTTTAATCTGTCTTTCACTCTCGGATTATTAAGATAGCATTTTATAGCAAATCCTCTTTTCCTCAATATCTCTAAGTCAGAAAATGAACTATTACTGCTTGCATTTTTACCTGAACTATCCGGGTAAATTATACAGTTTTCAGGATTAAACAAGTCTTCTAAATGGTCAGCCATACGTGTAGTATTCGAGTTGCGGAGATAAACTTCTCCAAACTGTTCTATGATATTACTTGTTATGTGTGATACTGTTGCTGTCATTGGATTAACGTTGAAGTCCATCCCTATATGTACTGTTTTCTTTGGGTCATATTCACACATCCGGAGGTTCTTCTTACTAAATGAATAATAAGCCATACCTTCAACGGTTTCAAATGATCCTTCGAACTCTTGCCTGAATGTACGTTCGTCAACTTCCTTCTTAAGTTCTTCTATCTCCGCTAAGTCTAATACATCACTTGAAAACCAAGAAAAGAACGCCCAATCCGGAGCGTCTAAAGATGAACCAAAAGCACCAATTTGCGGGAACGTTTTAGGGATTATACCACCACAAGCATAGATAGCTTTGTCGTAATAATGATTTCTACCCTCTGGGACACCGTCAAGGATTGCGAAGCCGTTTGTATCTGAGAGTATCGGTCTTATGTTACTTTGCCAAGCATCTGCCTTGACATTTGCAAACTCTGTTATGTGAATCCCTTTGATAGGAACGTCTGTTTGACCTTCTATCCTTTCCGGTTTGTCCAACCCCGCAACCTGTATATGAGTACCGTTCTTTAGTATGACGACTTTATCTACTTCTGATTTGTCTTTTCTCAAATAATAAGTGTCTCGCTTTAACCCATCCCAAAAGATTTGCTTTGCTTGCTGTTGCGTGGGTGCTGCGTATATGAATTTACTGTCAGGTGTCTTTATAGCGTGTTTTAACACTTTACGTTTCCCGATTAATGTTTTCCGTGATCTTCTACCTGCTGAAACAACCGTGAAACGTTTATTATCGTTTAGATATTGTATTTGTATAGGTGTGAGGTTTATAAGTTTCTGAGGCAAAAATCGTGCGTTTATCATAATACTTCTTTTAGCTTTTCAAAGAGTTCTGTTTCATCTTCTATCGGATCTTTGTCTCTATCAAAATCACTATCTAAATTATTCAAAGCAAGTGCAATATCGGCAGCGTTAGGAATGATCTTCTTTGTTATTGTTTTTACTGTTGTCCCTTTTAGGTCTTCGGTTGTATGTACTTCGTCATATTCAATCATATCGAGTTTTTTTTGTAATGCAGTTCTTGCTAATTTTACCAGTGTTTTGTTGTTTGCTTTGCGTTTAGTTTGTTGTGCTTTTTTATATAAGTCTTTACATTCTTGACTGTATTCAGGCTGTGAATCACTTATCCAAGTATAGAACGCATCATAAGAAACACCATATTTTTTACAACAGCTTTCAATCGTAAACTGGTCTGTCGCATAGAGTTGGCATATCTGCTTTGATATTTCAATACGTTCTTTTATTTTCATTTCCCCTCACAGCGACACTCAATTTGTTTGGTTATGTTTTGTCAAATTATTTTTTTTACTTTATATAGTCGGATTCCAGTTCCTCGATTCGTTCTTCTAATTCGGTTAGCTTCTGTGATTGTCTTGCATAAGTAAACATTTTTTCAAGCAGCATTCTTTGAGATGAGTCGGTAAATATTCGCCAATCTTCTCTTTTACCTATATCACCTTGCCACTTTGATTTTCCTGTTTGCAATACAAGTACCGACATATCTGTATCTTTGTATATGTTGGTTATCGCCTTAAATATCGCTTCTTTCTTCATTAATTCCTCCTGCTGTTATTCCTGTTTGCTATATTCATATCGCCATCTTATTAAATTCTATACTTACCGGTACATCACACTTTTCTTCCAGTCTGTTTGCTAAACTGTTAAAGTATAAGCTGTGTAGGTCTTCATCTTCGAGGTTATGGAATAGAAATGTGATATCACCTTCTTTTTCCTCTTTGAATTTAACGTGTGGATATTGTTTACGGATTTTGTCTT